TTTTAGGAGTGTGATATTTTCGGCCCGGTTCAATCGTAGAAGATTTTGCGAGCGAGGTCGGGGTCGATTCTGTCGTGGCCCCCGGAGATGGTCATGCCGTTTTGGTAGTACACCTGTTGCTCGGGGCTCATCTCCGCACCCGAGTTGGAGTTGTACTCGGGGAAGAGGGACGAGTTGTTGCAGAGGTACTCGACCATGCGCGTCGTGTAGAACTGGGCGTTCTGCCGTGCGTTCTCCACCTCTCTATGTAGGTCGCTTTCGGAGATGGCTTGCGTGTCGTCGCTTACACGGATAACGAGGCCCCCGTTGTCGAGCTTGACGTACAAGTTGGGAAGCATCTCGACCATACTCCACCACACCGTGGCCTTCCTCACGTAGTCGTCGAGGAGGGTGGCGTAGTCGCCCGTTGGGCCGCTTCCTGCGATGTCGCTCTTGAGCTTCTCGAGGAGGTCCGTGCCGAGGTAGTTTTGGATGTGCTTGTCTTGTGCCAAGATGATGGCGGGAACCATGACCGAGTCCTCCACCCCTCCGTTGACTTGGGTGAGGCGTTTGATGTAGTCAGGATTCACAAAGAGAACTTCTGCGGTGAGTGCCATTTATCGGGGTGTTGAGATGTTCTTGGCCGCCTCGTTTGATGGAAGGAAGCCTCTGTTTTGTGTGTCGCGGGGTCGCTTGGCGACGAGCGGGTCGTTGACCTCAAGCGGCTCGAGCCCTGCCTCACGAATTAGCTTGCGGGCTTGATTCACCGAGATACGCTCGTTGGCCTTGCGTAGGTAGGTGCGACGCTCGAAGTAATGTTGGCATGACCCGCCTCCTTTATGCAACCAAATGGAGTACGTGTCAGTGCCATCTGGGCCCCATCCGGGGTTTACAGCGCGGTTGCCGGCTGCGATTATATCTTCCTTTCTCCAAACCCTATTCCCTGCGGCCACCATTTTTTGGCAAAATTCCCGCGAAGGGTTGCCGTTTTTGCCCGTCACCTTGGGCATATATGCGTATCGGACGCGGATGAGTTCGTTGTCTTGCTCGGATACGCCACGGCTTCCACGCTCGGCGCTACTGCCAGGGATGGCACGAGCAAACGTCCACAAGGCGTCCTGCATCTCCTCATTTTCGTAGTCCACCTTTCTCTCGTCGATGAGTTCCCACACGTCCTCGTCCATCTCTTCGCTCTGCTCAATGAGCCACGTCGCCACGTCGCCACTCGCTCGCATAGGATTGTCTTCCGAGAGCTCTGTGGCCACGTCGGGGGTCATAGGCTCCACTTCTTCTACCGAGATAACCGCAGGGGTGCCTGCGGCCAAGAAGATGCTCTCAAGGGCGTTTGTGACGATGCTTTGGTAGGGCTTTACGACTTGACGGTCAAAAAGCGTTGAAGCGATCTCCAGCTCTTGCGTGTTGCCAAGTTGTCCCGCCGTCTTCACGCCAAACATAGCCGAAGACACCACGCGGTGTCCGACCATGATTTTGTCCGATACCTCCGTGGAGAGGAATTGGTATTGCTTGTCTGCATCCGAGAGCGGGAACGGCTCGAAGTCAGGCTTGCGGTCGGGGGAGTCGGAGTAGGTTACAATGAACTTCCCCGCATTCGTAGCCCCGGCCAACTGCCTCTCGATGTCGTTGCGAATCTTGCGACGCTCCTCCTGGGCAGGGACGCCGTTCTTGAAGTGGATGGTGAATGACGGAGCGAGGCCGTTCTTGATGTTGTTGATGTGGTATTTCCCAATCTCCTTGTCCAACTCGATGTAGTCGATGGAGCCGATGTAGTCGGGCTTGGGGTAGTAGTACGATCCGGGAGAGAAAGGCTTGACATACAAGATTTGGACGGGGTGTTCAACTGCGGCCTCGGGGTCGAATGACTTGATGACTTCGGGCTCTTGCCTTCTGTCGCCCCAGTCCTTGGAGTAGTAGTAGAAGTCCACCTTCTCGTCGTCGTTGACCTCGCCACTCCTTACGTTCTCAAAAGGGCAGTGACGCACCTTGGCGATCGTGGTGCGGTCGATGGAGTACACCACCTCCAACGCGAAGCCGCCTTGGATTTTAAGGTCCAGGCAAGCCTTGCGGACTTCGTCTTGCAGTCCCCACTCTTGAATCTTGAGGCGGGCGTCCAACGTGTCGGCCTGTACGCCGTCGCCGTAGATCATGTACGCGATGGAGGTGCAAAGGGCGTTGTGCGTTGCGCTCGACTTGAAGAGGTCGATGAGGTATTGAGGGAAGAGGTTGTCGTCGCCATATGAGACGTAGCCCATATTGGAGGGACGCTCCTCATAGGACCGCTCTTGGTATTCGTTGAGTTTCAGTAAATCCATTACTCGTAATATAAGACGTTATCGGGGATGGTTACGCTCGGGATTGTCCACGCGGCAGAGTCGGCAACCTTGCAAGGTCCAATCTCACACAACCCCACCACCGTGGCGTCCGTGGGGTCAATGTTGGTATCGCTATTCTGCCCGTAAATTTCGTAGGTGTAGAGGCCGCTCTCTGTGATGAGCACCTCCCCGTCCTCGGGTGAGGCTCCATCCGTTCCAATGCCGGCCTTCGTGTAGCGGGCGTTGTCTACGGCCACGCTCATAACACACGCAAAGGTCTCCTCTGTCGCCACGTTTGTGAAGATGAGGAGGTAGTTCGTGAATGATGCCAAGAACTTCCGCGCCTGGAAGGGCGACACGTAGATGAATTGGTTGCCTGTGTTCGGTTGTAAGTGAATCATTCTCTTGGTAAGTAAAAGGGGAGAGCCAATGCCCTCCCCCTCCTTGTAACGATAACGGCCTAAGGCGGCCCGGTATAGTCAAACGATTACGGCGCGGCGGTGACTGTGATGTCGGTGTCGTCCGGTACGTTAGCGGTCACGGCCAAGAATGGCGCGGGGCTGACCTCTTGGGCGGAGAACTCAATTGTAAACCCGTTGAGGTCTCCTGCTGCCGTGCCCGTTTGGGCAGTACCTCCGGAAACTTCCACCGCGTTCTTGTGTCCCATGATGAACCAATTGTCGTTGTTGTCCTGCACCACGACGGCCACACGGCCCTTGACGAGGTTTTGGATTTCTGTGATGTCTACGGCCTCGGTCTTGTTGAAGGTGACGCTGCAAACTTGGTCGAAAAATACCGTGCCCTGCCCGATATCGGAGGTGATGGTTTGGTTGAGAGACCCGCTTCCGCGTGCCAACTCGTAGGTGTCCAAATCCAAAGAGGTGATGGCGGCGGCCAAACCAGCAACGGACCCGGCGGAGATGTCAGCCCAAAGGCCCTCCTGCCATTCTCCCACGTAGATACGTTTAATTCCACCAAGGGAGTCCTTGCACCCTACGCCTCTTCCGGTTAGTGTTAATGAACAAGCCATTGTGTTAGGGTTTAGGAGATATGGGGGAGCCGAAGCCCCCCCGTCTCTCGGTTAGTTATCAAGTAAGGCGGCGAACAACTGCACAAGACGCCTCGTCCACGAGTTGCGTACCTCCGTCAAACATCATCAAGATGCGAGTGAGGTCGGCTCCGGTGGTGTTGCGGAGGTCGATGAAGCGAGCCTCTACGTGATCGGTCAACACGTTAGTACCGAAGTACAGGTTATCAACGCGAGAACCCAACAACACGTCGTCCGGGAATCCGGCGGGTGTGAGGATTTCGTACCCGAGGTAGAACTTCGCCATCTGTGTAGCGAGGACTGGGTTGTTGTCTCCTGCGGCCAAGAACTGGAAGTAGAGTTGGAAGCTCTTTCGGCTCATGTAGATTTTCGTTGCGGGGTCGCCGACCAAAGAGTCGGGCAACAATCCAACCAAAGAGGCCAAGCGGTCGTCGATGGTAGTGGCGTCAAATGCCGCTCCCACGATGAGGTCGTTGGTTTGTGCCCCTGCCACGTACTTTGCTACGATACCATCGTACAAGGTGTGGGTGGCGGCGGCTCCTGGGACGCTTGAGAAGTTACCCTGCCAAATGTTCTGCTCGATGTTCTCTGCCACGCGGGTAGAGATGTATTGAGCCAAGAACCGCTCGTAGTCAGCGGGGACAGGAGCGAAGTTTCCGCGCATCTGCTCGGCGGCCCAAGATTGAGCCAACTCGTGGTTGCAGATTTCCTCGTTGACTTGCAACTCTGACAACGTCAACTGGACGTCGGCAATCTCAAGAGAACCAGTCGTGGAGAACCCGCAAGAGCGAGCCTCGATGGTTCCGCCTGTTACCTTGCGGAGGTTGATTTTGTAACGGACATTTTCGAGGACGGTGCAGTACCCATTCGCGATGGTGTCTGCACTCAAGATTGCAGGAGCTACAAAAGGAACGGCTGCCGTCCCTGCGTAGTTACTGCTGATAACCATATCGGCCATAGCTTAAGAATTAAATTGTGATGCAAGGGCGCGGACGCGCTCTTCGATTGACATTTTTGAAAGCTCCACCTTGGTGGGCTTGGGGGTTGGTGCCTTGTGCTTCAACCCGGAGTGGGCGGCCAACTTCTGCATCTCTTCGATGCGGGCGTTGGTGAGTTCAAGGGCCTCCTTCAGAGCGTCCACCTCGGACTTCTCTTTGGTTTCTTCGCTCATCTCGACCTCAATTTCGACCTCCAATTCCTCGGTGGCTTCTTCTGTGGTCTCTGCGGTCGTCTCTTCGACGCTCATATCTTCCTTCTCCTCCTCTTGTGCTTCCTCCTCGACAGGTTCGGGAGCGTACACTTCAGCCACTACCGTGGCGATGGCTTGGGCGAGCTCTTCTCCCAAGTCGGGGAAGCGATCGGTGAGGACGGCCAAAACCTCCTCGCGGTTAAATTCGACTTTCATGTCTTCGTTTTGGTCCTCTTCCGAGGTAAGTTTCTTCTTCTTCTTGGGTGGGGCAGGTTTTGCAGGTGGGTCCGCAGGTGCGTCTCCTCCTCCGGCGTCTGCGGGCTTCTTCTTGACGGGCTTGGTCACGTCGATGTTTGGCTTGCCGTCCGCGCCTTTGGGCTCGTTCTTGGCGTCGCCTCCTGCGGGCTTGTCAACCTTTGAAATCTTACCTACCTCTCCGATGGAGATAGTACCTCCGTCTGCGAGCTTGTAGTCGCCAGGAGGGAGAGGGATGCGCTCCCCTTCGTCGTTGATGATATACGCCTCCTCACCTTCTGTGAAGTCGTCCGCGTCGGTGTAGATAACTGTCCCATTCTCCAACGCGGCTTCTGCCATATCCACGCGCGGCTCTTCGCTCACGGTGAGGTTGACATTGAAGCGGTTGAATACTTCTTGGACTCGTTCTTGGATTGTCATGGTTTGCCCGTTTTTTATATAAACATCTCGACCCCTCATTCCTGAAGTTGTGAGCCGAGTTCTTTTTGCAATGCCTCCCACAACTCCTCTTTGAGCTTGGACTCGGCCCACCGAAGGCCAGCCTTCCCACCCCATAAGAGGTAGGAGATAGTGCCACACGCGGAGGTGTCGCCCTCGTCGTAGTATTCCTCCGCTCGTGAGAGATAGGAGGCCATGCGCTTGACGGTGTCCAAAGAGATAGGCTCACCTTGGGCAAGCTGTTGTGCTCTGACCTTGCCCACCTGGGTGGCGCACTTGTTGCCGTTCTTCTCGTTCAGCTCGATGCCCCTCTTGGCGTTGTTCTTTACGCCGTCCGGATAGTCCGAATAACTCTCCATGACTACCCTCGTGCCTGACTTCGTGCGCTTGTCTGCCTTCACGATCGCCTTGGCCAGTTGTGCAAGCATCTCGTCCTCCGAGTTCTTCTTCATCTTATCGACGAAGTACCCCTCGATGGAGAAGCCTTTGACCTTGCCCTCCTTCACCCACTCTTGCCAGATGGCCTCGTTGTCCACCTTGACGGCTACCATCCACGTCCCCACGGGAACGTCGAGGCCGTAGTAGTTGGACTTGTCTTTCTCTTTGTCCTCTACCATCCACGACTCCACCACCGTGAGCCCGTTGATATTGTGCTCGTGTTCGAGGGTGTGGTTGGCTTGGTTGCCGTGCTTCAAGTAAAGCTCTGCCGCCTTCCTCACCGTACCCTTGGAGAAGTAGACGTAAAACTCGTCGTCCCCGTTCTTGCGGTAGATGGGTTTGTCGGGTACAAGGGCAGGGCCTACAAGGATGCGCTTGTCGGTGTCGGCTTCTGCGAAGTTGACCCTCTGTTCTTTGAGCGCGATGAAGTCGAGCTCGATGGCAGGACGGTCGACGAGAGAGATGGCGTCGATACCATACAGCTCCGCGTCTTCGTCAATGATTAGTTCTACAATTCTCATAATGTTGCTTGGTCTTCGATGAGTTGGTTGGCTTGTTGTGCGTTGCTTACGTTTTCAGAAAGTACAAACGCTTGGATCGGGCCAGTTTGTTCGGCTCCTCCACCCAAGAACCCTAGGTCGAGTTGTGGGGCGGCGGGGGCCGTTGCGGCGGTTGCGGCAGAAGCACCGACGCCACCTCCACCTCCACCTCCCGAGGTGTCGGGAGAGGGTGGGGCAGGGCTTGAGAAGCTACTCTTGGCGATGGTTGCTATTTGCGCCACGCTAAAGGCTCCGGCGAGTCCCGCTTGGATAAAGGGATAAGCTGGGAAGAGCGCGGTGATGGGGGACTTTGAAGCGGTCGTAAAGGCGTTCTGTACACCCTCCACCCCGGCGATGGTAGCTTGTGCAAGGCTCAACGCCTTTTGTATCTTAAAGTTCTTCTCGGCTCGTGCTTGGTCTTCCGAGGCAAACGCTTGTTGAAGTGCCGAGAGAGCCCCAAGGGTTTGCTTGGCCACGTCCAGCTTTGCTTGTTGGGCACGCTGTGAACTTTGAGCCGTGAGGTCGTCGTACTTCTCGTTGATGCCGAGCTCCTCAACTCGTTGTGCCTCGAGTAGTGCCGAGGTATCATCCCCCAATTCTTCGGCGAGGGCAAGTTGCTCCTTGTATTTTTTAGCTGTGGCGGCGAGCTCCGTCGCCCTTGTCTTCTCTTCTCCGTCGGCTATGGTTTGTTGAGCTTGGTCGTAGAACTCTTGGAGCGCGGCTATCTTCTCATCCTTCTCTTCCTTTGCCTTATCAATCGCCTCCTGTTGTTGGGCGAGGGTTTCTTGGTTAAGGGCAAAGAGTTTGTTCTGTAGTTCCGTTTGGATCGTGGAGCTTGCTTGGGCGGCGTTGGCCGCTTCAATCTCTGCACTTGCCAACTCGTCCAACCTCTCGGCGGTCTCTCCTTGTAGGGCTATCTCCTCACGCAGTAGCTGGGCTCTCTGTTGAGAGATAGCCACGTTCTCATCTGCGAAGCGTTGGTTGATTTCTGCGGCTCGTGTGGCGGCTTCAATCCTTTCCTCCGTCGAGAGCCTTTGGTCGTCGCTCTGCCTCTTGAGTTCCTCCACCTCTGCGGCCCCTTCTGCGGTGGCTACATTGAGCTCCCTTTGTGCATCGCGGAGGGCTTGTTGCTTTTTTGTGAGTTCGGTGCTTGCGGCGATGCCCTCCTTGGTTTTGTCTACATATTCGGAAAGTGCCTCTTGCGCGGCAACAAAGGGGGCCTTGAGCGTTTCCTTGTTTTCCTCCTGTTGTTTTACCAAGTCCGCGAGTTGGTCGTCTACCTCGGCGATCGATTGCTTTAGCTCTGTGGCATCTCCTCCAAAGAACTCTTTTGTGGAAGCGGCGGCCTCAAGAAAACCGCGTTTCAAATTAAGCAACCCCCTCTGCACGGGATTGAAGGCAGTACTCAAAAGGGTCTTGAAATAATCGCCCAGCGCGGTCAGCCCTCCCCGTAAAGTTTCCACGGCCTCTTGTGGCTCCGTAAATGCTTTGAACAGAAAGTCAGCCAACGGGGTCAGCGCGTCCACAATGAGGTTCAGCACAACACCGAGTCCGGCAAAGGCTACCTCCAATGCTTCCGCCACCTTTTTATTCTCGGTGAACTTGCCGATGAGCTTGGCCATAAGGCCAACCAACAGACCGATTCCCGTGGCTTTGATGGCAGTCCCCACAAGCTTAAAGCCTGTGGCCCCTGTCTTGCCCGCCTTCTTCATATCCGACCCGGCCTTCTTGGAATTTTCTCCAAGGTCTTTTGTTCCCTTGGCCGCATCCTCTGTCGCATCCGCCAAACCCTCCACCTCTTCGGCGGCATCGTTGGCCGACTTGCCAACCTTGTCGAAGTCCTTGTCCAGACCCGCCAGGCTCTTCTGTACGTCGCTTGTGTCCGCGTTAAACTCGAGGACGACTTCTTGCTTTACAGCCATGTGAATAGTTTATGCAGGAGGTAGATACAAACGCCAAAGAAGGAGGCGAGGTAGAGACACGCGAGGGCGTAGTCCAAGGGGACGAGCCAACGCGGGAGAGGGTCTTTCACCTTGGCCGCTTGGAGAAGGTCCACGGCTCTCATGATATGCTTGGGGTCTTTCATATTTCGAGTTGTGCGTTGTTTGGTCTGCATCTGTCGCCTGTGACTTTATTCGGCGCCCACCGGTATCCGTAGAGTTCACAACAAGCCTGGCTTCCGTAGTCAGGGTCCAAGATGGTTGTGTTGTTAAAGAGTATCTCGTTGGCACCTGTTCGAAGGCTTGTGGGCGTATCTCCACATATGGCGATGTCGTCCAGCTTTAGGATGAGCTCACACTTGGCCACCGTGGGCTCGTTGGCGTCGTAGCTTAAAGAAAGGAGGCGGTAGAATGCGCCGTTGATGTAGATGTTGTCGTTGAACTTCAGGTCGGCCAGGTCTGCCTCGTTGAGCCTAACGTGCAAGGCAATGGTGCGGGCTTCACTTGAGTAGAGCTCTGTAACGTATTGCGCCCAAAAACGGATATACAAGGTATCCCTTGGGTTGATGGCGATGGAATGCAAGGGCAACTCTACGCCAAAGTTGAGGTCGTTGTCCGTGAGCTGGGGGTCGTCGGAGCTGTAATTGCTGAAGAACGGAGTGTTCACCGAGGAAGTGGTATTGTTGTCCTCGTCGGTGAGGTATATCGTGCCCAGGCTTGTGCTCAACCCACACCAATACGCGAGCATGGGAAGCGGCTTCTTGAGTCCGCTACCATCCGCCGTCAGTCCTCGGAAGATAGGGTTGGCCGTGCCCGGGATATTGGACAGGATATAGGGTGCAAAGTTGGTTTGGATGTTTAGAGTACCCGTGGCAAAGTCGTTGCCCGTGTCCACGATCCGTTGCCGACCGTACACCCTGTCGAGGCTTCTTTGTACTTCAAGAGATATAAAGTCCTGCCCCTCCTTGTGGCTCCACTCGTAGACCTGTGATTGTATGTCCGTGGTGGGCTTGATGTTTACGTCCTTGGTATAGTCCACCTTGTTCGTCCAATCCTTGTTGTCTCCGCTTGCCGTGTAGTCCGCGAAGGTTTCAATGGCCAAGTGGTTGGGCTTGTTAGGGTCGGGGATGAAGACAAGGTTGTACATCTTTTGGAGCGACGTGAGGAAGTCGATTTGCTTCAGCTCCGGGAGGTTCTCCGATATGCCTACCTCGTAATCTCCAAGCGACTCGCCCGCGATGATCTCAAGCGTAGTACGCCGACCTACATTGAAGTTCCCGGATGGTCCGGCATTGAGGGAGCCGCTTCCACTGTTTATCTTTGCCTCCACGTATATGGTGTCCCCTGCGGTTAGAACTACATTTTGTATCGAATACAAAAAATTGTTCGTTTGGTCTGACCAAATTTGCCCCGGGTCGGTGGTGCTTCCGTAAACAACGCGGAAAGCAAAGGATGAGAAAGCATTGACTCCGTTGAAGCTGTGGCGAAAACGTATGGAGTAAACGCCCGTCGTTGGCACGGTGTAGGTTTTGGCCGTGTTGTCCCAGTTGCTTCCGGGGTCAATGCACCCCGCCCCCGTATCTTCAAAAGCAATTGAAGCATATGAGCCGCCAAGTGTTTGGTTTGGAGTTATTGATGCTCTGACATTGTTGTCTACGACGTCCTTGGGGAGTATCTGTTGGCTTCCATTCCATGCGGGCAAGTAGACGTCCTCGAAGTCGCTCCCCTCAAGGTAGGTGCTCTCGTAGGTGAACCCAGCCCCCGCGAGAATCTTGTCGACCAATACCTTGGCCTGGATAAATGGGGTGAGCTCGGGAAGTGTTAGGCCGTCCGTGCTTGTGCTCACCGGGTTGGTGTCGGACCAGTTGTTGCCTTTGTCAATAATCCCGTACCGAATCTCCGGGCCTATCCCTGCACCCGCCCAAGATTGTTGGACGTTGGAAATGGTGAGGTCGTGGTCGTAGGTGTCAAGGTCGAGGTCCGAGATGAACGCCCCTCCAAGCTCCGTCTTGAGGTCAAGGGCTCCGCTGAAGAAGACAAGCTCGACCTCTGCAAATACCTCTTTTGTCATGTACACGGCTTTCACCTGTACGAATCCCGAAAGGATCGGCGTACTATCCGAGTGAAGGGACGCGGTGAGGCGTTGCCGTAGGTTTAACCCTCCCACCTCTTGCGGCTCGTCGAGGTTGCCGAAGATGGTCCGGTTGTGATTGGTGAGGGGTACGCGGAAGGTCTGCGAAAATGAGCCCCGTGGGTTGTTGATTTTCTCAATGTCCGAGTAGGACAACTTGAGGTTCACGGGCGCGTTCTCGTAGAGCTCCACGTCGGAGCTTGATATGGTCAGCCTTAACATCTGATATCCCTTGCGAGTTCCACGTTGAGGGAGACCTTGTAGAGTTGCGACCCTGCGGGTTCAATTTGTAAGGAGTTGGTGCGTACAAGGCACGGCTCCCACGGCCCCGTTCCTGTCCTCATCTGCACCACAGGGGAGCGCATAAGGTACTGGAGGATGTCGCGTTGCGATGCGGTGAAGGCTTGCTCGGTTAGCGTGTACGCCTCCTTCCCCACCTTCCCGAAGGTGTCGTATTGTTGGACGTTGGAGGCTATGGTGAAGGCGGCCTCCCCGTATGTGCCTACGTTCTTCCGGTATTCCTTTGAGGTGGTGCTCACGTTGAGCGGTGCGCGTCCGTCAAAGCGTAGGTAATCCCACCCGCCCCGGGTGTTGATCCATGCAAGTTGTGTGGCCTCGTGCTTGAGAGGTCGGCAGGAGTTGTTCTTGACGATTAACTGCCTTGAGTTGCCCCCTCCTGGGTTGCCCAAGGTGCACCGAATCTCTACAACGTCGGAACCCATGCCCAGGTGTGTCCAAGCCGCTGGGCCTATGGGTAAGGCGTAGAGGTTGTTCTTGGTCACCGTGGTAGCGTCGGCCACCGTTATCGTCACGCTATCCGCCACGCTCCCCGCCGCATTGTATCCAAAGACGCTGACCCGGTCAAGAGAGGTGGAAGTGCCGAGGCTGTTGGTGTTTACGAACATCATGACGGCCTCGTCCTCGTCTCCCATCTCCAACGTGATTTTGTTGTCTACAAGGGGTAGGTCTGTGAGCCATGCCTTTTTCGTTACCGACGTAGGGTAGTACGCGGCAAAGGAGGGCAGGAGGCCGGAGGATGTCTGCTCTGTCCCGTTAAGTAGGAACACCTCCGAGGAGTCTTGGTTGAGCGTCTCCGTCGTTCCGTTGTAGCGACCCACGCGGACGGTGAACTTGAGCAAGCACAACTCGTCGCAGTTGAACACCTTGCCCGCGTCTTGCACAGCGTGAATGGCCACGCCGTCTTTGCTCAAAGGAAACTCGAGGATGCCCCGTGCAATCTTTGAGAGGTCGAAGTGGGCAACGTCGCTTGCATTGGGTACAAGGAAGAGCTTGGCTTGTTCCGAGCCTACGCTTGCGGGGCTTGTGCTCCGAAAGACCTGCACGATGAAGCGGTCAGGGGTAGACCCTCCGTCGTCGTCCATTGTCCAGACGAGGTACTGCCCAACGGGCCAAAGGTCCTCGGCGGGTGAGCTTGTGATTTCTGTTGCCATTTACTTGGTCTTGATTGTCAGGTTACCAAATTTGAACTCCAAAGAGCCGAGGACGTCTTGTGCCAACGCCTCGCCCAGCTTCTCCGTGTATTGTGGGACGACGCTCTCCAAGGCCACGGAGTAGTACCGCAGTCCTGCGATGCCCTTGCGCTTGATGGAGCGAGCGATGAGGAAGGCCGCACTCTTGAGGCGGCTCTCCGTTTGCTTGATGAACTTCCCGTCCTTGTCGCGTAGGCGGAGACCCTTCTTGTAGAGCCACCCCTTTGTGGGGTTCTTTGGGTCGTAGAAGGCGGTACTTGGCGGTTGCTTGTTGGTGTAAGAGAAGGGCGCGTTGCGGTTCTTCCTCGTGCCGTTTACACCCCAATGGATGAAGGTGGCATAAGGCAGGGGAGACCCAAAGGAAACGCGGTCGCCTTTGAGTTGATATGTGAGGGACTTCTGCAAGGAACGCGAGGCCACGCCGTAGCTCCTATTCTTCCCGATCGTGCGGGAGCCCAGGGTACGCTTGGCGGCGTTGTTTACGTCTTCGGCAAACTCCGCGAGAACCTTTTGGAAGTCCGTCTCCTTCACTTCTTGGAACGTCCGAGGACGACGGCGTTGAGGATTCGCTTGATGAGGTCCACGATGTTATCGTCTTTCTCCGTCTCCGTGAGTGCCGTAATCGTTCCGGCGGCAGTGATGAGGGCGAGCAAAATCTCGGCCCAATGTAGGTTGAAGAACTCCATTATTTGGTGGGGTTTTTGATGGTTTCGATGTCGTCTTTGGCTTGCTCCACGTCGGTCTGCAAACTCTCAATTTCTGCGAGGCGTTCGTTTACGAACTCGACCAAGCGGTTGAACATGGCGAGTTGCTCTTCGCCCGTTGTGGCGGCCTTCTCTTCGTCTGTGAACTCGAAAGGGTTATGCATGGTCAATGGTTACTTTGATGTAGTGAATACGATACGAGCCTGTTACGTTGCTGAAGAACTGGAATGCTAAGGTGTTCGAGATTTGGTAGAAGAGGGCTTGGCTTGTGTTGCTTGTTACGGTATGGGTCGTTGTCCCTGCCGCCGTATGGGTGGGGAAGGTCATAGCCACCTGTCCAAAGAATCCCGTTTTCGTGGTTACTGAGGGGACGCAAACGCCAGCCGTGTCCAAGGTTATCTCGTACTTGACCTCCACCTGTATGTCGCTGTTCACAGTTATGGGCGACGCTTGGAGAGTCGTTGCCACTTGGGCAAACCCAAATGCGGCCCCTGCACGGATGGCGTTATTAAAAGTAACACCACCCCCCAACAAATTGCCAAAGTCCCAAGCATTTAGGCCTATACTCAACGTCCTTTGTGTTGACGGACTGAACCTCTGGAAGATGGTTTGTTGCCCTGTCGAGATAGGATACCCTGCCTCGAAGGCATCGGTGGCAGAGTTGTACACGAGGGTCTCGTTGTCGCTGGGGTCGCTTGTCGGCAGTCCATACGCGCTCGTCGCTGTGTTCGTAGCCGAGCCGATGAAGAACTTGCCATCGGGTAGGTTCGGCACGTCGTTAGAGCGTCCAATACACGACACCTTCAGCCCTTGGCAGATAGTGCCGTTGGTCTTGAGGACGACACCTACGTTCTGAATGAGGTTCGTGCCTGTGGGTTTGTCTTGATGCAAGCCGCCTCCGTCTGCCACGTAGAGGATGTCGTTCTCCTCCAACCCTGTGAAGCCCGAGAGGTTGGTGTTGTACGTCCCCGATACAATGCCGAAGCCGTCCTTTGCGTTGCCTGTGGTGGTGAGCTCCGTCTCTGCGATGGCTATGGCGGGCATCTTGGCGGGGTCGCTTGCGTCTGCAATGCCTACCTTGATGCGCTCGCTTCCTCCAATCTCCCCACGGGAATACAAGGGGGTGCCTGCGGCAATGGTTGCCCCCTCATCGTTGCGGATAGGAAAGTGAATCTTCTCGGCGGTGTCAGCATCGCCCCCAAAGGTCAAGGATATCTCGCCGCTTCCGTCGTCGGTGAGCGATCCGTTGGGCACGTTGATGGTGGCCACGCTCAAGACGTCGGGGCTTCCGTCCTCTTCGCGTACCCGTAGAAGGCCCCGCGCTTTGAAGCTGGGGGTAGTGCTTCCCTCAGGCTCTACTCCGGTGAGGGGAGCGTTGCAAGAGTCGTAGGTGTATGGCACTTGGATGGCCATATCGAGGAGACACCCGGCAAGGGCGTTGCTCTTCTCTTCTTCCAATGGTGTTACCGACGCATTCACGAGGTCGTAGTGGAAGCCGAATTGGAAGATATTGCCTCCGTTCTGAATGTCTGCGAGGATGTCCTCGGCCACCTGCTCCGCGTCGCTGATGGCTTCTTTCTGTTGGGCGTTCTTGTCTGCCTCGGAAGGGGGCAGGGTGAGGATGTAGACCTCGAGGTTGTAGGTCTTGGCCTTGGGTGAGTTGTAGTCGCCTCCGGTGTACACGAGATGGAGGAGGGGGTACTGCTCGAACTTGTCCAGGTCCACGTCCGCAGGAGAGCCATACGAGAACGTCTTGATGAAGAAGTGGTCCGTACAGAATGCCTCAAACTTGGAGACGATGTTGTTGAAGGTAATCATGCGATGCGGTTGTTGTGTTGTTGCTCTCTCTTGAAGTTTAAGTCCTTGAGATATGCGAGATGGGTGAAGACGTGGCCAACCGTGAGGCGCGATACTTCGTCCATCTTGAGAACATCCTCCCCAGCCAAGGCGTAGAGCGCGGGATACCATCCCCACTTGTTAGCAAACTCATCGCCTCCTTCGCCGTCTGAAGTAAAGAGGACTTCAAATTGCCCAGCAGTTCGTGCTCGGTAGTCCAAAAAAAAAGCAACGCACCCGCCACCATAGGAGCGGGCATAGCCTCAAAAGGCTTTGGGTCTTCCTTGGCCGTGTAGTCGGCGACGGTGTACTTGTCGCCCCACTTCCTTGTGATTGGTCTGTACAGGATAGACATGGCCTTGGGTGCCGTCTTCCAAAAGTCGTTGGTGTAGGTTTCAAGGTCTATCCACTCACCCACCGAGAAGTCTTCCCAGTCGGGTACGAATCCATACTCTACCCCGTCGAGTGTGATGATTCTGTTGTGCAAGGATATTTCCCCTGCCATGAGTTGCTCGATGTGAGCGTTGGCCTTTGTGATAAGTTGGTGGGGCATCTTGCGGAGCTCTGCAAAGGTGAGACCCGTGACGGCTTGCACCCGTGCCACAGGGTCGGTCGATGTCTCCAACACCTGGAGGTGCTTGAGTGTGAGGTCTGAATAGTTGGCCGGAAGTCGGAGCTTCATATCTATATAAATTGAAAGGGTGGGTTTCCTGAAGTTAGCCGAGGGCGTACTGCCCAAAGTTGGGGTTGGTTTGATTCCATGTAATCGCGTAGCGGGTGGCATCTATGAAGTGGTTGAAGGCGTCCACGGGTTCGTTGATTTGCCTCCCGTTCTTGTCCTCCTTCCACTTGTAGTTGCGGAGCTCTTTGATGCCGTTGAGGCTTCTCTCTGTGATCATGAGAGGACGGGAGCGCAGGAAGTCGATGCCAGAGCGCACCGAGTCCCTACCCTTGCGGGCGGGGTGTACGTTGATGCCGTGGCCGTGGATGTCGTCGATACTCTTGGGCTCTGCCGAGTCGGCCACCACCATTGTCTTTCCCACCTCGGCCTCTTTGAGGGTGCGGGAGATGTCCGCGTTGGTGAGGCCCGTGGCGTAGCATATCTCGTCGAGGCAGAAGCCATGGCCGTCCGTGTAGACCTTTACGATGGCGGTGGGGTCGTTGGTATATCCGAAGTCGAGGCCCACGGTCATGAGCTTCCACCCGTCGGGAACCTGTGGCACTTGCTTCCAATGTGTGAGGATGGTGGCACGAGATACCCCACGCTCTCCCAATCCATAGACCCTCCAGTAGTCGGGGTCGGCATCTTGTAGGCGTTCAATCTCTGCCACCGTGGTAGGTGTGAGATAGGGGTTGTCCCGGTATGTGGTTTGGAAGAACTCGTGGTCGTCCCTTGTGAGCACGTGGTCGTATATCCAGTGGAACTCGTCCGAGGGGTTGTAATCAATGATTATGGACGGGCCGTTCGGTATGCCTGTCGTCCTC